TATATACGATTTTGAAGTTTTCAAGTTCGATACATTATTCGGTGCATTCATACTGGAAAATGGCAAGCTTGACTATTTCAAAACTTGGGACTTAACAGAAATCAAAGAGTTCTATGAGCAGAACACTAAGTCAATTTGGATTGGACACAATATTGAACATTACGACAATCATATCTTAGAAGCAGTTGTTCGTGGAAAAAACCCTAAGAAAACATCTGACGAAATTATTAAACTAGGAAAGAAAAAAAGACTCAACATCGATTTATACTATTACGACTTAATGGATCAATGGTTTACCAGTTTAAAAGTTACTGAAGCTTTTGCAGGCAAAAAGATTTCTGAGTCGAATGTAGATTTTGATTTAGACAGGCATTTAACTGATGAAGAAAAACGATTAACTGAAGAATATAATTTTGATGATTTAGAACAATCATTAGACAACTTTATTGAAAAGTATTCAACATTTGAGTTACGATTAAACTTAATCGCCGAATATAACTTCCCGTTAACGTACTTACCTTTTTCAGGAACTAGAATTGCTGAAAAAGTTCTTAAAGCTGAAAAAATTCATGGAATAGAAAGTTGGGTTGTCAAACCTAAAAAGTATGACAATCTGCAATTAAAAAATGAACGACTTTTAGATTTTTATTTAAACGAAAGATTTATCACAGGTGAAAAACTAAAAATTGACGTCTGTGATGTAGAGCACACAATAGGGGTTGGCGGAATACATGGAGCAAGACCAAAGTATCATGGTGAGAAGTTAATGTACTTTGACGTTAGTGGTTACTACAACTTAATTATGATACTATACGATTTATTACCGAGAGCACTACCTAAAGAAAGTAAAGAACTTTATAAACAAATGTATTTCGAACAACTTGCTATGAAGAAAACTAACCCTAAAAAGAGAGTCATCTTAAAAATAGTACTGCTATCAGTGTTTGGAGCAATGCTAAATGAGCATACTGCATTTTACGATCCGTATCATGGTCGACTAGTTGCACTTACTGGACAAATATTTTTAGTAGATTTACTTGAAAAATTAGAAGGCAAAATTGAACTAGTGCAATCTAATACTGATGGTATTATTGTAAAGGCTTTAGTAGATGAACAAATCATAATTGACATCATCAATGAATGGCGAGAACGAACTGGCTTCTCGCTTAAAGTAGAAACAGTAGATAAGCTAATTCAAAGAGATGTGAACAACTACATCATGCTTAAAGATGGTGACATTATAGTCAAGGGTGAAGCCGTTAAGAATTATGGTTCAGGAAAGTCAGTTTATTGGCATGGCTCATACAACTCAAAAGAGCCAAGTATTATTGACAATTGTATAGTCGACTACTACATACACAATATCATGCCTGAAGAAACAGTAGCAAAATACAAATCAAACATTACAATGTTCCAGTATGTCGCAAAGAAACTTTCATTCGATCGTTTAGAACTTCAAGAAGATTTTGAAGATGGGCTATCAAGAAAAACAGTGGTACAAAGTGTTAATCGAGTGTTTGCATCAAAAGATAAACAAGTTAAACGAATGCTTTACAAATGTAGAGACGAAGGAAAAGTTAAACGTGTAAAAGTAGCAAGTTTACCTGAGAACATATTCGTCTATAATGAAGAAGTTAAATCTGATGAGGCAGTTAAATATTTGATGGAACATATCGATTATGATTATTATGTAAAACGTGCTTATAAACGAATTGCTGAGTTTATGTATATTCCTAAACTCAAAAAAATAATACTTTAAGAAGGAGTGATGAACATGTCAACAGACATTATTACAACAGAAATGAATGTGCAAATCATACAAAAAGAAGGCAGTATACAGTTTCAAAATTATGAACAGCTAAAAGCAAATGTTAACAACGTATTGAAAAAATATGCTGGACTTAAACTTACTGAAGACAACAAACAAGAAATCAAAAAGAAAAGAGCAGAACTCAATGCGACTGCTAACTTGCTTAACGCAGAAAGAATTGCTGCTAAAAAAAAGTTTTTGAAACCATTCGAACTGTTTGAAACGCAAATTAAAGAACTTACAGCGTTAATACAGGATGTGTCTGCAAAGTTAGATGCACAAGTTAAAGCACAAGAAGCAGCTGAAAAGCAAGAAAAAGAAAATGCGCTTAAAACGTATTTCGAAGCATACTTAGACGCAATACCTACATTATCTTTTCTTAAGTTCGAAGATGTAGGTTTGAACATTACATTATCTGCGTCAATGAGTAAACTTGAAAAACAGATCGACGATTACATTGCGAATGTAATATCTGATTTAGAAGAAATCGAATTATCTGAACACAAAACAAGACTACTTGCAAAATACGAATTAACTAAAAATCTTGAGCAAAGCAAACAATCACTAGAGGCTGAACTTGAAAAAGAAAATCGACCAAAACCTCAAGATGAAGTATTTGATAGATTAATTAGTAAAAGAGAAACATTCAAATCTGCACAAAGCGAAAACATCGGCAAACAAACTGTTCTATTAAAAGTGCATTGTACTACCAACGAATTGCTTATGTTAGAGCAATTCATGAAAACAAACAAAATCGACTATAGCAAAGTATAAGTGTTTATAAGAAAGTGAAGGTGATAGTATTGAGCAAAGCAGTAGAAAAACAAATAGAAACTATTTACAAAGAAGTTTTTAAAAAAGTTTATACTGAAAAAACAGTCAAAAAACTAATAACTGGCTCAAGAAAAGATGTAAAGAAACTAGTTCTTAGATTAACTGAAAGCGAATCTTACGATAAGTTCGCTAAAAAGTTTGCAAAGGCATTAGCTAAAAAAGGTCTTGCACATAAACGAGGTATTTGGAGAAAATACTTTCGAGCAGCACAGAAAAGACGTCATGGTGTATTTGCAAAAACATATTCTGAGTTTCAGCATCGACAACTTACAAAAGCAATATATCACAACTTCACAATGATTAAAACTATACCTATGCACGTTTTAGAAGTATCAAAACAAAAGTACATGCAAATATTAAAACAACAAGTGTTAAGTGGTACGATTGGTCGAAAGTCATTTGAAAAAGAGTTAAGAAAAAGAGGTGCAACAAACGCAAAAGTGATTGCTAGAACAGAAGCTGCAAAACTTCAAACTGCGATTATTGAAAATCGAGCAAGAGACTTAGGCTCAGTAGCATACATTTGGTTATCATCAAATGATGTTCGAACAAGGCGTTCACATAGAAATATGAATGGTGTAGTAGTTTTTTGGAGAAATGCCGATTCTGAAAAACCACAACTTGATAAAATGCAAGGCAATGCAGGAGAGTTTCCGAATTGTAGATGCTCAGCAGAACCAATTCTAGACGAACGTGATATCACAAAATCGATATATCGAGTATATGATTATCGAACTAAAAAAATCATTCAGTTGACTAAACATCAACTTATTGAAAGTCTAAAACAAGGCGAACTAAAATAGAAGGAGAAAAAAAATGACAATATTAGAAATAGTTTTAACAAGTTATTTTGTAATATCGCAATTAACAATCATTTTGTTTGTACTTATAAAAAGAAGTATAAGAGACACAGTGTGGTTTATGATACTTATGTTTTTATCAAACCCGATAGTATTTATTGTATTATTAACGCAATATTTTATAGAAGACTATAAAAAACAAAAGGAGATATAAAAATGAAAAAAGAAAAAGAAACAGTAAAAGTAGAAGAAGAAAGTAAAATGTATCGTCTTTACGAAATTAGAGACGAAATACAGGCGGCAATTGAAAACGTTGATAAAGTATCAGAGCAACAAAAGAAATTGATTTCGATTATCAATGATAAAGAAGAAAACAAAACTGAGTTTGCAGATTTTACAAAATCACTAAATGAATCAATCGACGAAATCTTAAAACAAAAAACCAAACTGATTGAACGTTTATCATATTTGAATGCTGTAATTGAAGTTTATGAAGATAGATCAACAGACGAAAAACTAGCAATCGCTAATACAGTCGATATGATGGTCACTTATACAATGAAAGCATTAGGAATGTAATTTAACTTCAGAGGTACTTTTCAGTCATTTAATATAAATATATTATTTAACAGTAAAAGTACCTCTGAATTTAACCTGATTACTCTAGTGATAAGGAGTGTGCTATGACTGAACTAGAAAAACTATTATACAGGCAACTTTATAAAAAGTCGTTTTATGAGTTTGTAAAAGACTTTTGGCAAACAGCAGACCCTTCTAAGTTTATTGATGGTACGTTAGTTCGTTTCTATTGCGAGACATTTCAATACATGTGCAGACGTTGGGTAGGTTACGAAGAAATAGAAATTGATACAAGCAAATTAGATGGAGTAATAATAGATGTTAGACAAGATAAACAAAATCTATGTTTGATGGTACCACCAAGACATTCAAAAAGTATGATATTCAATGTATTAGGTCCAGTTTGGCTTTGGTTGTCTCATCCAATTAAAGCAGTTTCAATATCACATACTGCTGGTTTAGCTACTCAAATGAATGCTAAACGTCAAGCAGTAATTAACTCGGATAAGTTCAAAGAGCTATTTACCGATATTCGTTTAATTAGCAACAGTGCAACGTTCTTAAAAGACTCACGGGGTGGAGAATTATACTCGCTAAACAGGAATGCATTTACTGGTTATGGCGGAGACGTAATCGTAAACGATGACTTAACAAACGCAGAAACTGCAAGAAAAGACAAAACTGAAATGGCAAACGCTTGGGCATACTATCAAAATACAATGCCATCTCGTATCAATGACCCTAAAAAATGTATCATTATGAATATTCAACAAAGACTTGCACCAAACGATATTGCAGGACATATCATGAATGACAAAAAACTGTCTGAGCAATACGTGTTTATTACGTTACCTGCAATCTTTCAAGAGAAAACTCACTTAGTATTTCCGATAAGCGGAGACATTGTTACATTCGAAAAAGGTGATTTCTTGTGGCCTGAACGATTCGGAGACTATACTGCTTTACGCTATCAAGTTGGTGAGTCAATCTTTGAAACACAATACTTACAAAACCCAATCGCGTCTGATAGAACAGTCATTAAGCAAAACATGATTATTATTAAGCCAGTCAATGAAATACCTTCAATAGAAGATGCAGATATGATTTACGGTTCTCATGACTTTCCTGTTAAAGACAAAGACACTTCAGATTATCTCGGTTCAGTGTTAGCATATAGAGTTGGCTCGACACTTTACATAAAAGACTGTTTAGAAAAGCGAATGGCATTTACAAGATCCGTAGAATACGTAATACAATTGTTTGAGCTGTTTCCTGGAATTGTTCAAGTCATTGAAGATAAAGCGAATGGTTCACCAATTCTGCAACAACTACAAGATGTAGTTTCAGGCATGTACCCGTTTCAACCTGGTACAGCATCAAAAATGCAAAGACTTGAGTCAGCTTCATTGTATATGGAAGTAGGTAACGTTGTGTTTGTCGCAGAAGAGTGGAACGCACTAACACAGTCGTATCAATTGACAGCTGATTTAGAAAACTTAGTTCAGAGACTACTTAACTTTCCATTCGTAGAGCATGACGATATTGTAGATGCTTTTTCGATGTTGTTGCTATTTGTGTTCATGGACAAACGTTATTCAGTGTATGGTCGAGCATTCAACGACGAAAACATTGTTAAACATAGTGACTTACCACAGAAATTGTATGTGACTACATTTTTCAACAAAGAAGGCGACAAATGGAAAGTTGCAAATATTGGCATAGACTATGTAACGAATACACTATATGTGTTAAACGATACTGAGTTTAAATCATCAATAAAAGATGGTCTTAAGAAACTGAAAGAGTTTAGACCTGACACAAAAGTATTTATCGATTGTAGTGCGAACGATGCTATGCAAGGTATTTACACAAAAGATGTTATCATTGAAAGATATGAAATTACTGATTTTGAAAAGAGTGTAACAGACTTAAGCTTGGCATTTTCTAAGAAAAAAGTTAAAGTTTCTACAAATGCGCAAAGAACAAAGAGTGATATTGAAATGTTTAAGTTTAGCAAATCAAAAGATGAGTCTATGAAATACGCTTCTCAAAAAGATGGATTTGTTGCATGTATAAGAACAGCTATGAAGTACTATGGTGGAATAGTTTAATTCTGAAGTTTCTTCAGAAATTGTTAATATATAATTATATTAACAATTAAAATTAAAGTTTTCTGGTGATACTTTGGGATACTATTTTGGTTGCTTTTAATAACAAAAAGTAACCTTTTTTAAACGTTTTTAATTATTTTAAAATATTTTAAAAAAACTGTTTACATTTTAAAAGTTATGTGATATAATATATATGTATAAATAAATAGGAGGAAATAAAGAATGAGTGCGAAACAACTTAAACCAAGTTATGCGTATCATGCAGAATACGTCAAAGAGAAAAACATCAAAAAGCTTTTTAGCACAAACGAAATGATTGCTCAACCAAAGTATGATGGTGAACGTTTGCTTGTACATTTTGACAATGGCAACACATACTGCACATCAAGACGTATATCTAAAAAGACGAATCGTTTCAATGA